CCTCACGCATACCATCGAGGGCTTCGTGAACCGCTGGGGCCGTCGTGATGTCGGCTATGGCGGCGGGAGCGGCGGCGGTAGTCGCGGCCCCGGATCTGGTGATCCCGGCAGCGGTGGGAGCGAGCGATGAGGCGCGAAGACTGGCACGAGAAGATGTGGCACGCCATCGAGCAGCACCGCGAGGTGCCCTTCGACTGGGCGACGGCCAACTGCTGCACCTTTGCCGCGCGCGTCTGGGACGCCATGACCGACGGCGACACGGTGGCGCAGGTCGCCGCCTGCCACCCTGACGAGCTCGGCGCGCTGCGCCACATCCGCGACTGCGGCGGCCTCGGTCCCGCCCTCGAGCGCATCTACGGCCCGACCGTCCCCGGTCGCGCCCAGCGTGGCGACCTCGTGCTCATCGACACCGACAACGGCCCCGCCGCCGGCATCTGGGTCGGCAGCACCGCCCTCGTGCGCGGCCCGGTCGGCCTCGTCGCGTACCCCCGTTCCGCCATCCTCGCGCGCTGGGTGCCCTGATGCCTCAAGCTGCAATTCCGTTTGCCGTTTCAGCGCTTGCCACCAAGGCCGCAGCTGCCGCCGCCTTCAAGGCTGCCGTCTGGGCTGCGGTCAAGAAGGTCGCCGTCTCCGCGCTGATCAACATCGCGCTCGCCAAGGCGGCGCAGATGCTGATCGGCAAGCCGAGAGTCCCGCGCCCGTCGCAGGATGTCGAGTATTCGGGCACCATCGAGGCCCGGCGCATCATCTACGGCGAGATGCTCTGCGGCGGCATGAATGCCATTCCGCCGCTCTGCAGCGGCAGCAACAACGACTTCCTGCATCAGGTGATGGTCGTCGCCGGCCACGAGTGCAACAGCCTCGGGCAGGTCTACTTCAACCGCGACGCAATCGGCACCATCACGGCGATCACCGGCAACGACGACGACGGCAAGGTGACTTCTAACCGCTATTCGGGCAAGGCTTGGGTCCGGCGCTATGCCGGCACCGACTCGCAGACGGTCGACTTCAAGCTCACGACCGCCTTCTCGCAGCAGTGGACCGCCTCGCACCGTGGCCGCGGCGTGGCCTACCTCGCGCTGACCTACGAATTCGACGAGGACACTTATCGCCAAGGCAAGCCCGAGGTCACCTGCCTCGTCCAGGGCAAGAAGGTCTACGACCCGCGTCTCGACGGCACCCGCTCCGGCGGCAGCGGCTCGCACCGCGTCAACGACCCGACGACGTGGGCCTACTCGACCAACCCCGCCCTCTGCCTCGCCGACTACCTCATCGACGCCCGGCTGGGTCTCGGTGAGGATGCCGCGCGCGTCGACTACGACCTCGTGGCCGACGCCGCAGACATCTGCGACGAGACCGTCACCGTGCCGGCGCCGACGAGCACGCAGAAGCGCTATACCTGCAACGTCGTGCTCAACGCGACCGACCGCTTCGAGGACAACATCGAGGTCCTCGCGCAGGCGATGGCCGGCGTCTGCTATTACAGCGGCGGCCGTTGGCGGATGTTCGCCGGCGCGTGGCAGACCACAAGCTTTACCTTGGGCGTCGACGATCTGGTCGAGGGCGGCATCCGCCTCGTAACCGCGTTCCCCTACGAGAAGCGCCACAACAGCGTACGCGGCACCTTCATCGACCCCTCGAAGAACTGGCAGAAGGTCGAGTTCCGCGCCATCGTCAACACCACCTACATCACGGCCGACGGCGAGCAGACCTGGCTCGACGCCGACTTCGGCGCGACCACCAACGAGTACGAGGCGCAGCGCCACGCCATCCTGCTCAATCGCCGCAGCCGTCTGCGCCAGTCGGCCACCCTGCGCTGCAACATGGCCGCCTACGGCATCCGCCCCTTCGAGACCGGCACCGTCACCATCCCCGAGCTCGGCTGGTCGGCGAAGACCGTCCGCTGCGAGGGCTGGAACTTCGACCCCTCGGGCTTCGTCGAGATCGTCGTGCGCGAGGAGGCGTCGACGGACTGGAACGACCCGCTTACCACGGACTACCTGCAGCCGGGCTCGATCACCACCCCGACGCCGACCAACTACGTGCCGTCGCCGCCGACGGCCATCAGCACGGTCGGCATGACGAGCGGGATCTACTTCTCGTGGACCCCTCCGACCGGCCTGCCCGGCGACGCGAGCTACGAGCTCTTCGAGCACACATCCTCGACGCCCTTCTCGAGCGCGACGCTGATCTGGAGCGGCAACTCGTCGGCCGTGTTCATCGCCAAGCCCGACACCACGGTCCGCTATTACTGGGTCCGCGTGAAGATGCCCGCCGGCGGCACCTCCACCACCGAGCCGCCAGTCGCGGGCGCGGCCGGCTCGAGCAACACCGTCGGCGGCACGCTCGGCGCCGCTGCCGCGCCGTCCGCGATCTCGAAGACGGACAGCACCAGCAGCATCACGACCGTCTCGACGACCGTTACGCCTACGGGCGGCACGGCCCCGTATACCTACGCCTGGACGCGCATCAGCGGCTCTACGCTCATCACGGCCAACTCGGCATCCTCGGCCACGACCACCTTTACCGGCACGCCGCTCGTCAACAATACGACCTACGACGCGGTCTTCCGTTGCACCGTGACCGACAACGTCGCCGCGACAAAGACCGTCGATGTCTCGGTCAGCATCCGCCGCGAGGCGATGTCGCTGGCGGTGTCGCCGACCAGCTTGGTGAGGTTCGGCTCGACGAGCACCCTGACCACCAACACGACGACCGCGACGCCAACCGGCGGCTCATCACCGTACACCTACGCCTGGACGAAGGTCAGCGGCGACACCCTGACCGTCACTGCGTCGACCTCGGCCACGACCGCCTTCCAAGCGACAGGCCTGTCGGTCGGCGATTCGCGCGCGGCAACCTACCGCTGCACCGTCACCGATTCGGCCGCGGCGACCGCCACGGCTGACGTCATCATCACCATCGAGCGCACGGACTGAGGACACCGAGATGACAGAAATCGAACGCCGGGCACCTTCTGAGACCACGCAGGACCGCCGCATCCGCGAGCTTGAGCTCAAGTTCGCCACGCATGAGGCCGTCTGCGCCGAGCGCTACAAGGGCATCCGCGAGGATCTGACGAGCTTCCAGAAAATCATCGCAAAGGTCGGCTATGGCTTGATGGCCGGCATGGCGGCCATCCTCGTGAAGCTGGTCTTCTTCCCGTGATAGCCCCCTCCTGGCTCAACCGCGCGCGGGGCTATGTCGGCGTCCGCGAGACGCCCGGAAAGGCCACGACGCCCGTCATCGCCCGCTGGCTGCGCGAGATGCGCGCCTGGTGGAACGATGACGAGACCCCTTGGTGCGGCGTCTTCGTGGCGGCCGTGATGCGCAACGAGGGCTTCAGACCGCCCCCGCACTGGTACCGGGCGCGAGCTTGGCTCGCCTTCGGCACCCCCATCGCCGAGCCCGTGGTCGGCTGTGTCGCGGTCTTCGCGCGCGGCGGGGCGGGCCATGTCGGCTTCGTCGCCGGCCTCGACGAGCGCGGGCGGCTGATGGTCGTCGGCGGCAACCAGGGCAACGCCGTAACCGTCGCGCCCTTTGACCGCGCCCGCGTCCTGGGCTACCGTTGGCCCTCGACCGTGCCGTTCCCGGCCCCCGGCCTGCCGCTGGTGGCCTCCAACGGGATGCCCTCATCCCATAACGAAGCGTAAAGGTGATTCATGACTGCTGACCAATTCGCCGGCATCGTCCGGGCTCTGTTCGCCGCCTTCGGCGGCTATCTCGTGGCGAAGGGCCTCGTCGACGCCGAGACCGTCGCCACCCTCGCCGGCGTCGCCGCCACGGCGGGCGCGGCCATCTGGTCGTTCCTGTCGAAGCGCAACAAGCCGCAGGCCTGACCGATGGCGCGGGACACCGCGCAGCCGAGCGGCGGAGACCGTCACCGCCGACTCGGCATCCCTCGCAGCTTCAAGCTGCACGGCCATCTTGTGACGGTGCGCATCCTGCAGCCGTCGCGGTGGCCGCACTCCAAGTCGGCGGTCGGCATCTACGAGCCGAACAAGCACCGCATCGACCTGCGATCAGACCTCGGCGAAACCGAGCTGCAGCAGACGTTTTGTCACGAGCTCGGGCACGCCCTGCTCGATGAGATGAACCACCCGTTGAGCCACGACGAGATCTTCGTGGACAACCTCGGGAGCCTCCTGCACCAGGCGCTCTCCACTTTCGACAGCAACCCCACAGGCTGAACGTGCCGAAATACTGCACCGACGAGCAGATCATCGAGGCGTGGGAGAAGCTTGGCACCGCCAAGAAGGTCTCCGACGCGCTCGACCTCGACATCCGCCAGGTCTACTTCCGCCGCCGCAAAATCGAGGCGCGGCTCGGCATCTCCCTCGCCAGCCGCTCGACGCGCAACCGCGCGGGGCCGAACATCGTCAAGGCCAAGGCGCAAGACGCCCTCGCAGCCGCGCGCGCCGAGAAGTACGAGCGCGAGATGATCGAGACGGTGCGCAACGGCACCATCATCGTCGCCTCCGACTGCCACTACTGGCCCGGCATGGTCAGTCCGGCCCACGAGGCGATGCTGCGGCTCATCAAGGCGTTGAAGCCGGACATCGTCGTCCTCAACGGCGACATCCTGGACGGCGCCCGCATCAGCCGCCACGCCCGCATCATGTGGGAGAAGCAGCCGACCTTGAAGGACGAGCTCCACGCCGTCCAGGACCGATGCGCCGAGATCGAGCGCGCCGCCGGCCGGGCGCGCCTCGTGCGCACCATCGGCAACCACGACGCGCGCTTCGAGAACTACTGGTCGGCGAACACGCCCGAGGGCGAGGATATGCCGGGCATGACGCCGGCTGGGCGCTGCACGTCAACACCGACACCGACGGCTGGACCGTCATCCGCCACCGCCCGGTGTCGGGCGGCATCCACTCCGCCTACAACTCGACCCTGCGCGCCGGCACCCACTACGTGCACGGCCACCTGCACAAGCTCGGCGTCACCGCCTGGGGCGACTACCGTGGGCGCCGCTACGGCGTCGACACCGGCACCCTCGCCGAGATCAACGGCCCGCAGTTCAACTACACCGAGGCGGCCCCGCACAACTGGGCGTCGGGCTTCGCTGTCCTGACCTTCCGCGAGGGGCGGCTGCTCAACCCCGAGCTCGCCGTCTTCGAGGCCGGCGGCGTCCACTTCAGAGGGCAGCCGGTTTGAGCGTCCCAGATCCGCTCTGGCACTGCCGCCGCTGCTGGTGGGCGGCCGAGATCACCCGCAAGGCGGCCAAGGTCTGGTGCAGCCACCGCGTGCACAACGGCTGGATGCAGAGCGCCCCGGCGTGCCGCGGCCTCGCCTTCCGTCCCGACGACGACCGCCCGAAGACATCGTGAGCACCCCGGCCGCCCCCATCGCCTGGCAAGCGCCGGGCCTGTGCCGGACCTGCGTCAACCTGACGCTCTGGAAGGGCCGCGGCTACGGCTGCGACGCACCCTACAGCAAGGGTCCCCTCAACGGCGTGCTCGTCTGTAAGGGCT